TTATGTAAATTGGAATAGATAAATGTTTGTTGCTGCTCCACTATCTGCTTCCCATTTCCCATTGTCTGAATATGCAGACACGGTTATTTTTGTTTCTTGTTTGACTTCAAAGTATGCAGCATAGGATGTGGAAAATATTGCTGTAGCACTCTTGGTTGTATTATTGCAAATTATCGTAGGTGTCACCCCATTAATAGAAATCGTCCCCCTTGCTGCAGACGTTCTGCCGCCTATAGATGCAATAATCAAATAAAATCCAGGTTCGCTACAGGTATAAGAAAAAGACCTGTTTAGAGTACTATTAACTGTATCCCCTGAATTGGAAGAAATGACCTTCCCTTGTATGTTACTACCCAATTTTTTTGTCACTGTATCGGCACCTGCAGCTGGCGTATAAGTTATATATACACCGTCCTCCCTGGCATCCATGCCTTGTATTGCCCCTGAATCATTCAGGGAGGATAAATCCCTATTTAAGTCACTCACATTCTGATTAATTTTCTTCCCAGCCAAAGCCCCCATCACATAACCAGTCTCCGAATTACTTATAATTTCCTCCAGACTGTCAATTACTCTGCCCTTATCAAGGCTTTCATTCACAGCCTGATTCGTTTTATTTATCTGTCCCTGTCCAAATTCACTCCCCAACTGATCATACTCCGTGGCATCCTCAAAGGATACTGTGCCATCCGAATTTTGAATAATACGGTATCGGCGCTTTCCTTCCATTGCTTCACTCATAATATCGTCTTTAAAATCTACAGGTAAAATTTCTTTCGCCATTATTTTATACCACCTTTCCTGTTTCCTAAACGAAATGCAAGCCTGGGTAATCCGGCCTGCTGCCGTTCCAGTATTTTATACATCTGCAGTGTCACTGTTTCTATACGATTACATTCATTCCAGTCTATAAACCTGCCATTATCATAAAAATTCTGAGCTGTCCCATAATTACTGGTAAAGATATGCTCATTGACAGCTTCCAGATTCTCCTCCATAAGATTAAATTCATCTGCATAGAAATAAGATGTATATCCCCCTTTATCAGCTCCCATATCAGCGAGTGAAAAATAAGGATACATACGGATTGCCCATCCCTGAAGATATGAAATATTGTTTTTCATTCTGTTATAATCCGTAATATTAAACCGATCTGTTTCTTTCCAGTCTGTTTTAGGATTTATCCATTGTGCTGCCATATAACACCACCTTTCTCGCTTTCATTGACGCATCCCAGGCTCCGTCAAAATGTAATTCATTCTGATATCCGCATATCATGGGATTTTCTCTTTCTTTTAACTCCAGATAGAAAATATCGTTTGCATCAATCCTTGGATCTCCCCGCATTTTCAAACTGTATTCCACATCTCCCAGATAATAAGACGCCAGCCATTCTTCCAGATCAGATGCCTGCTGCCATGTACTGATTAGCGGATTTTTCCATACCTTGATATCACCCTGAGGATTGTGCTCTGTACGGAGATACGTTTCTTCTGTTTTATATTCAAAGCCGTTAATTGTGAATTTAACTGCTGTTTCTTTATTCATTCCTTCAAACTTCAGACTCACATAAAAATTACCGGACTCTTCGATTTGACATGTCACCTGATCATTTTCCTGAACCTTTGCCGAGAAACCATAAGATGGATTTGTAAAATAAACCGTGTAGGTATTAGATGACGGACTAATCAGAATTTCCTCGGTACGTAATTCTTTTTCTGAATCAGTAGAATCGCGGAATGTTTTCTTCATGACTTCAATCGCCTTGATTTTATTCTGTCTGGTACCAACCGGAGATTCTAGCAAATCAGCACCATATTGTAGGATATAATCCGTAATATTTCCTATTTTCAGGGAATCCACCACGATACGGCTGCAAGGTTTTCCTTTAGTGAACTCAAGTTCCATTCTATCAAATAAAGCAAATTCTTCATAAGAGGCAAAAGTAAGATCCGGATCCTTTATGGTAATAGAAGTTACCGGAGTATTCTGATAATAGGTATGTATTTCAAATTCTTCTGGCGCCACATTCCTGAAATTAACTCCCAGTCCAAATGCAGTCATTGCTGCTTCCAGCTTTATGGCAATAACAGGATTTTTTGTAAAGCTTCCTGTTTCATCTGCTACACTTTCGCTTACGTATCCGGTCTGGAGAAAATCACCCGTTCGGGTCATAAAATTCATACTTCCATCCACAATTGAAAAATTTCTGCTCTCCATGGCATAGGCATACTTTTTATTGTCATTCAAAATATTTTCAACACGGCTGAAAACTGTCTGATCATTCGTTTCTGCCTGCATATCCGGAATGAAAGAGCCCTGAATATGGATCCTGCATTTTCTGTCAAAGGTGAGCACACACCTTCCTGCATTTGCAATCATTTGTAAAGCTTCCGTATGCTTTACCGCCGGAACAGGATTAAAAACCTGAACGTTTTTTAAATAGGGATCTATAAAATATTCTTTTTCATCATTAATTCCGGCATCCTGAAGCACATCTAATGCCAGATCATACAGGCTGATCCCCTCCGGTCTGTACTTTCCTTTATAGTAGGTTCCTGTCAGATAATCAAATCTGTCCGTTGCCGTAAATTTAGCCTGTCTGTCATCTGCTGTCCAGCTTTTCAAATATGCTGTATTTTCAGCAATCCATTCAATGTTTCCTGATCCATCAACATCATAACCGAATGCAGTCTTTACCTCCTGCCCCGGTTCCAGAAAAGCCAGCGCACTCTCCGGGTTATCCGCACTGTAATATAGCTTATGGTTATCTACTGTAATGCTCATATCCTGACTGGGAATTGTTTCTGTTACAGGAGAAACATAATCTTTAAAGGAATACTTTAATACCTCACCGTTTGTAAAACTGTTTGCTATCCCACACATAAACCTGTATATTCTGAGTCTTCCCTGTCCGTTGCTCATTCTTAAAGGAGTAATTTTAATACAGGTAGTTTTATAAAATACTTCTTCCGTAGACCAGACAGCGCTTCTATTTCCGGTATAGTTATGAACTCCCTGATCATTTTCTATAGTAAAGTCAACAGGATAGCATTCTCCAAAATCAATTGTAAGTCCTTTTATATCCAGTTCCTCCTGTGAAAAATCCACATAAATAGATCCCGCCAGTTCTTCTGTTACCAGCCCCTGCCTGAAGGAAACCACATCTGCACTTCGAGGAAGGAAATAAAAATTTCCGTCTACTTTTGAAAAATCCTGTTCTCCTGTAGCATATATATTTCCACAGGCTCTGACCTGAAAGGACCCAGAGTATCTGCAAAATAGGCAAAATGATTTCTTTCATCATCCACATTGGCACTTTTTTGTGCCAGTGCATTTACTACTCCGATATAAACTCTGATATATCCCCGGTTTCGAAGCATTTGTTTCATTGATTTTTTATAATTATTACTGGACTGCTGCATTATTCCCACCCACAATCTATAAGGTTAATCTGGCAGTTACGGTACCTTTTAATTTTTTTGTCTTCATCCAGGCTGTATGGTTCCGCACTCCGGTTACCCGGATACATAAACAATGTTTTTCTGTTTCCTGTTTCCGGATCTTCAAAGGTTACCGGGATATAAAAAGGAGCCAGTGCCTGCAGCATACTTTCCCATACCTCCGCATTCAGACAATCCCATTGCATAGAATCCAGCTTATACTGGTTTCTTCCTACAATCTGGCCCACAACTGCGCCGTTAGCATTCACATTTGAATCTACATTAGTTATTACTGTCATTTTAAATCCCCGTTTCGGGGCAGGAAATGCCATTCCGTTCACTAATAAAAACGCTGACATGCGATCCTCCTTTTCCCATGGCTGGCCAGCCATCTGTTATTATCTTTTTCAGGTAAAACTGAAGCCATTACGTCTTCTTCTGCTTTCCAAAGCTTCCAAACCTTCTCTGGTATCGAACATAACATTTCCTTCCTTTTCAAGAATTCCCTGAAGCAGGAAGTTCTGTTCTCTTAACAGCCGATTCTGTTCCTCAGCATTAATCCCCTGAACTACTGCATCTCTGATGGCCGTGGTAATCTGATCATTATTTGCTATTGCGGATCTGCTTCCTATAGTACCCACCATTTCCGGCAATCCGTTTTCACGTGCCAGGAAAAGCTCACCTGTATTAGGATATCCACCGCTTGCATAACCTCGTAAGGGTATCGTAATACCATTGTTTAAGGTGGACATTTGTTGTTTCACCGATCGGATTGCAGCTTCCATGGAACTGCAGATATCCTTTACACGGGAACTCAGATTTTCTACCGCATATAATACTTCTCTGCAGGCATCATTGACTATTTCAATAAAACCTCTCCATTTCATTCTCCATTCCTGATTGGTTTTTTCCATACCTGTACTGAGATCTAACTGCATAAAACCGAGCTGGGATTTAATAATATTGCGGATCATTGTCCATGCAGCCTGTGTGGCAAACATCATTTCTGACCATCTGGATGTCATCATCTGAGCAATTATTGTCAATATTTTGCTCATTTCCTCAGTGAGCAGCGTAAGCGGCTCAAGGATACCCATACCGATTCCAGCCATACTTTCAATAATTGACTGGGTAAACTGAAGCATCAGTTCAGCAAATAATAGCTGAAATTCATAAAATGCCGTCATTATTCCCTGTGAAAATCCAAGAATTGCAGCTTGCCCGATTTCCATAAAACGTTCCGGACTGAATACCATTGCGAAATATTCCAAAAAGGAATTGGCAAAAGCATTGATCTGAGTCATACCTTCTTCATTTGACTGAAACGGCTGGAAAAGTCCCATCATAGCATAATCGCCAATTTCCGACATTTTTTTGCTGGGACTGTGAATATCAAGCGCATCCTTAAAGCCCTGTACAAATCCATTGCAGAATTCACTTACTGATTTCTTCAGACCTTCCCAGGCATCCTGTATTCCTTTCCATAATCCATTGATTATATCTTTTCCTGTCTCTACGAATTTTTCCGGAAGTGCCTCGAAAAAGCCGATCAAAGTATTTATAATTTCAGGAACTTTTTCTTTAACATAAGCTACAAAATCATCCTTCCATTCTCCTACCTTTTCAAGAACAATAGTGACTGCTTCATATATTTTTTCAGGAAGATTTTTAAACCACTCCACGATATTCTCAATAATTTCCGGAATTTTTTCAGAAATAAACAGATATAAATCATTTGCCCAGGTGATGACAGACGCTATTGCATAACCCAGTGCATATCCTATTTTTTCGGGCAGCTGGGCAAACCATGCTCCGATTGATTCAATAAGCTCCATAAATTTCTCAGGTATCTGAGCAAAAAACGGGAGCATCGTACCATTCCACCATTCAGAAATAGAATCTCCCGCGCTTTTTAAGGGCGCAGCCAGCATATCTCCCAACGCTGAAAATGTTCCGTCAAACCATCCAAACAAAGACTCGCCAAATCCGGCAAAAATCTCCAGAAGACCATCTCCGATTGTCCGGAAGCCCTCCATAATTTTATCTCCGTCCAAAGTAAAAATTCCTGTCAGGATCTCTACAACGCCGGAAATAACATCAATAATTCCTCCCAACACAATACCCAGAGCTGCAAACTGACTGGCTATAAAATCGATTGTTCCTCCTGCCACAATTCCAATGAGCACAGCAGCTGCAGAAGCAAACAGTTCAACAATGGATTTGAGCCCGCTATCTTCATAAAATTCATAAAGTGCACTTCCCAATCCTTTTATCTGTTCCCATAATGGTCCGATAACCTCTTTCATCTTACTAAAGGCATTAACAAAACTGTCCCTGACCAAATCAAAGGCCAACTGCACCGCACTCCGAAAGGTTTCACTTGTCTTCCAAAGATCCATCAGGGCCAAACCAAAAGCGACAACAGCAGCAATTATACCTGCAAGAGGTAATGCGAAACTTGATAATACCGTACCTATTATTGAGAATAGTCCGCCTCCGCTTCCGAATACTCCAGATATAACCGGACCTAAACCGGACAAATTCTTTTTTAAATCTATAATACTCTGGCCGGTTTGTGAGAGGCTGCCTACTATACCGCCGATATTCTCCAGTGACAATAAGCCTCCTGCAAGTTCTTTCAATGCTCCTCCAAAATCCCCGCCTTGCAAAGACGAAGATATTTTTTCCAGACTGGGCACAACGGCCCCGGCCATTTTCCCAATTGAATCAGAAAAAGTCGTTATATTTGAATCGACACTTCCTATCGCTTCGCTTAAACTTCCCAGATCTTTTACAAAGGGCTGCAGTTTATCGAGCAATGCTTCTTCTATTTCGTTTCCCATGAATCACACCACACTTTCATACGGCGCTCATGGGCGCTCAGTCTTATTTTGTTTTTCTTTCTTTTCAAATTTCCTGTTATATTCGTCAATCCACAACAGAAAGCTTTCTTCTCCACTCATCTGTGCTTCATTATCAAAAATTTTAAACGGCTTTTTCGGATATTTGTTTTTCCGTCCACCCAAAGCCGCTGCTATGGATGCCACATGGTATTGTCCCTGGATCCAGGCGGTCCAGTTTACCAGTTCAAGCTGTTCCTCCAGCTGTTTGTTGAAAGTTTCCTGATAAACAGTTAAAATTCTGGGATTCATATTCCAGAATGAATCAAAAGGAATTCCAAACCGGATAGCAGCAGGCAGCCATACTTCTTCTATTACCTGTCCGTATGAAGTATATCTTCTTTCTTCACCGGATATTTTCCCGCTGTTCCCGGATCCGGCTATTCTTTCTGATCTCTTCCCAGAAGTTTCCTGAAAAAACCGCTTCGATCCACCGCCTGTGTAAAGCTTTCATATATACTATCAAGGGAACCACCCCCTAAAATATGCTGTTCAATCAGCCTTTCGGCTTCTTCTCTCTTACAGTCCGCGCATATTCCAACATATGCTGCCGCTACTGAAAATACTTTCTGATTTTGGAATAAATCAATGATGGAAAATCCCATGTCCTCCATTTTTACCATATCCTTGAACCCCAACTGCGGTACTTCATATTCTTTATTATTTATTTTGATTTCCATTATCAGTACTCCTTCTTTCTGTTCAGGAAGCCGATTAAACGGCTTCCTGCTGTCTGTAATTATACTTTTGCCGCAACCGTAATCCGTGTGGAAGGTGAAACACTGATTGTCATTTCACGGACACCGTTCACTTCGCCTTCATTGATAAATACGGTATGCTGCCCGCTCCATGATGCAATTCCATCTTCACCGTCAGTGCCCATACTCAGCCGGTACTCTCCCGGAGTCCCTGCCTTGGCATTAACCGAAGTATATGCCTCCAGAGTATAGTTTGCCAGGAATTCCATAGCCTCCATTGTCTGTACACCCGGTACAAAGGTCTGCGTATCATCTTCCAGATCAGTTGTTTCAATCTGTTCCGGAGAACCTCCTAACGCAGGATAGGATTTAATTGTGCATAATTTTGCCCAGCTTGTCCCATCGCTGCTGAACTCTAAAATTGTTCCCATTGTACTTAATGCTTTTTTTACTGCCATAATTTTTCCTCCATTTTATATTAGTTTTATGTAAACCTTAACAGGACGCCGTTCTCAAAAAGACTAATCCCCGGGAATTCAAAATTCCTGTTAAGGGGTTTACCTTATTTAGTTCATACGATTCTTATAAAGAATCTCCATCAGCTATTACTCTGCTGTAGCTTGCCGTAAGTAAAATAACTCCAGGAACCGTCGCCTCTGCCGTCTGCTCCCAACCCTGAATTCTGTCAAAATACATATCACGCATAACACTATCCGCTTCTTCTGCAAGCTTCATACTTTCTTCCAGACTTCCCTGTACCCACGTCTGCAGTTCAATTACTGTTTTTACTGCACATTCATGATTTTCCAGGTCCACTACAGTAACTGCGTTTTCCGCCTGATTTATCCAGATATGCGGATACTCCTCAGGCTCCGGTTTATACTCCGGACTGATACTGCTGCATACTGTCCGCAGTTCTTCCTGCATACGATTCAGAATATCCATCCTTTTATCTATCATATTATTTCCATCCCTTCTCTGACTGCCGGTTTTTACCCGTCTTACTTTTTACTGTCCGGTATTTCGGTGTAAACAGGTGAATATTTTCTGCTGTATCGAAAAGATTCATTCCTCCGCATTCTGTTTTGGGACATTTTACTTCTCCTCTACCTTCAAAGGAGCCTAACAGTCTACCACAGCCTCCGCACCTAACTTCCACCAACCGAACCACCTCTTTTCCTTCCGTCTGTAAAATCTTTATTCAGGACCGGTACCTTTATTTCCTTTTCACACCTGTAGAATAACAGAAGCGAATGTCCTTAAGGTGGTCATATTTTTTTCTCCTTATCCAGAAGATAAAAAAAGTATCTCCGGTAATCATAAAATGTTCTCTGGCTGCAGGGCATCTGCATGATATCCCTCAAATACCAGTAAGGTTCCTCATAGCAGACAGATTTAATTAAATACTGCTGAAGATCCCGGTTGGCCTTTATGGCAATATCTTCCACAAAGCGGCATTTATTTATCAGTTCTTCCTGCCTGCGGTTACCGCCCGGTATTTTTCTATTGTTCTCTGATTCTTCTTCCCTGCTACCGGAGAATTCTATGCTGTCGGCAGAATTTCTCAGTCGTTTCAAGTCGGTAACCCATTCCGGATACTGTTCACAAAAACCGCTCAATTCCTTATAGCGTTTACCGCTGATCCCGTATTTTTCAAGGTTCAATTCACGCTTATTCATATCTTCTCCTTTCTTTGTCTTTTCTGGCCGGTATTATTTTACTGGCGAATACAGAATTACTGTACTTTTTAAAATTAACACAGAATTTCTGTATAGTCAATACTTTTATACAGAAATTCTGAACTTTTTCTTTACTATAACTCAGATTTCCTGTATAATCTATTTAATAATAGTAAGGAGAAAAAGGATGACACAACTCGGGGAAAATATAAAAAAATTCAGGATCTCATCGAATCTGAAGCAGGAAGAACTTGCCCAGAAGCTGGGAAAGTCAAAGAACGTGATATCTAATTGGGAACGTGGTGATAACAAGCCGGATGCAGACATGATAGAAAAGATGTGTAAAATTTTTCAGATCGAGCCAAACCAGATATATGGCTGGGATACTGCACCGGAAACCATCGCCGCCCATTTCAGCGGTGAAGAATTTACTCCGGAAGAATTAGATGAAATAAGGCAGTATGCCGCCTTTATTAAAAACAGGAAAAAATAAAGTCCGTTTTATGGTACTTCATTCATGTTATATTCATATATTATATGGCTGTATGGAGGAATGACTGCTCGTGAATGATTTTGAAAAATTAAGTCAGAAAGCCGACGATGAAGATGTGGAGGTCATTACCTATCCGTTTCAAAGTGAAAGGATTAAAGGCCTTTATATAGATGGTACCATCACTTTGAACGAAAACTTATCCACCACCTCAGAAAAGGCCTGTATTCTTGCGGAAGAGCTGGGACACTATTACACCGCCTCCGGAAATATTCTCGATCAGCAGGAGGAAGAAAACCGTAAGCAGGAACTAAAAGGACGACTGTGGGCTTTTAATGAAAGAATCGGATTATCCGGAATTATCCGTGCCTATAAAGCTAATTGTCAGAACCTTCATGAAATGGCCGTTTTTCTGGATGTCACGGAAGATTTTATGCAGGATGCTCTGGACACCTATCATTCCAAATATGGAATTTATGCGGAAATAGAAGAATATATCATTTTATTTGAACCTTCCCTAACTGTGATAGAGCGATTCAACTTTTGTCAGGATTAA